GTTCTACGTGGATGGGATGACCTGGGAGCGGATTGCGAGCAAAACAGGACACAGGGGGAGTCCTGATTACCCACGGTTATATATCAGAGATGCATACCTGAAAAAAATGAAAATAAAATAAAAATATATCGTTTATATCGGAAATATCGTTTTATAATACAATGGAATCCAAAGGCGATGTAGTTGCCGCCTATGGATGCTGACATGGTTGTTACATTTACCTCTGTATTGTATATTTTAACAGCTGCCGGGTCTCAACAGCCTGGCAGCATTGGAACATAGCTCAGTCAGTGAGAGCAGCTGGCTTATAACCAGTGTTGTCGAAGGTTCGAGTCCTTCTGT